ACATATTACAGCACACAAAAGGAAGAGTATTCGGAAGGTTGGATTGAGTGATGGTTTCATATTTCTGGGAGTTACAGCCAAACGCTGTTGACATGGAATGGGTTACCATATATACTCCCTACCATAGATACTTTTTGTTCTACGGAAGCAATGAAGCCGTGCTATTCGTGCCCGGTTCTTATCAGGAGATGATGGAAGATTATGGTTAAGTTGAAGGAAAAGATTGTTCTCAAGACCCGCAATAGTTCTTTTGTGGTATCTACTCTTGAAAATCGTATTGAGCCTGCTGTTGGTAAGGTTCTTTCGGCTGATGACGTTTCAAATCTTTTGCTTGAAGCAAAGGTTCATGGTGCCCTCACTGTAAAGGTTTATTAATGGCGCTACTATATACTAAGACTTCTTCAGGCCGCAAGAAGCCGTCTAAGAAGACCTTGCGTCTCCGTGAAGAGCGTAAAGCATACTTTGCTGGCATTCTTAAGGATCGTCCGCGAAAGGAACGTATGCTGAATATTCCTGAGCGCCCTGTAAGTAATCTGCCGCCGCTTTCTAACTCGGTTGGCAATGGCTTCAAGCGTTCGGTTGAAGACTACAAGTGGAAGCGCGACCGTGAGGAATCTGCTGCTACTGTTAAGGCTATTGAAGAAAAGAAGAAGCGCCTAGCGCCTATCGCAAACAAGACTGGCTATCAGTATATTACTGATGGTGCCGATGTTGAAACTCTTGGAAAGAAAACGTGATGGAAGTTTATGATGGACGGTTTGGATCTTGGGCTGACGTTCAACGTGAGTTTGATATGGACTTGCCTGAGCCTGATGATGTAATATATGCCGAGTACGATACTCCGTATTACGAAGGTTACGCCAACGTGATCTATCGCAACGGTGATCGCTATTACTGGGCGTATGGTTCCCACTGCTCTTGCTACGGGCTTGAGAATCAGTGGGATCCTGAAGAGTATGATGCGCGTCAACTGGTCGAGGTGCTTGGTCGTGGCAATCACTGGCGCTTAAATGAAAGCGGCCGTGAAGTACAAAACTACATAATGGATGCCGTGCTGGCTTATCCTGGCAACGGTCAGTTTGGAGGACATGCGTAGTGAAATTCGGTATCTTTTCAGATTTACATTTAGAGTTTGCTCCGTGGGAACTTACGGTCGATCCTGATGTATTTTATCTTAATGCTGGCGACACGCATCCTGATGTTCAACTTCGGGATGCTTTTCATTTTCAGTTTAAGGATAAAATCCTTTTCATTAAGGGCAATCACGACTATTATGGCAACTCGTTTCGAGGGGCCGAAAACGATTTTAAAGAATTGACTGTCCGCGGCCTCAAGATCGCTGGTGCCACTCTTTGGACTGATATCACTCCTGTTCGCTGGTGGGATTTCAAAGAGTATATGATGGACAATCGTTATATCAAGGGCATGAACTATGACCGATATATGAACGCCCACGAAACTCACAAGCACTATCTATTTAACTCTGGTGCTGATATCTGGGTCATTCACCACTTGCCGTCATTCCAATCGGTACATGAAGATTATCGCAATTCAGGTGGTAATGACTTCTTTGCTTCTGAATTGTCGGAATGGATTTTGGATATGGCAAAGCCGCCGAAGTTGATCGTTCATGGTCATACTCATAAGCAGTGTGATTATATGATTGGTCCGACTCGCGTGATCTGTCATCCGCGCGGATACCCGAATGAGAATGCGTGGTTCGAAGATTATAAGCCGCTGATCGTGGAGGTCGAATGAAAATCGTAGTCTATTCAAAACCCAACTGCCCTTGGTGTGTGAAAGTCAAAGAACTAATGAATAATCTTCATCTATCATATGATGAAAAGGTTCTTGGTGTGGATTACACCCGCGATGAATTGAGAGAACTGGTCGGTGAGCATCTGCCTCTGACCGTTCCTCAAGTCTTCATTAACGATAGACGAATTGGCGGGTATGAAGACTTTGCTGATTGGTGTGATAATCATGGATTTGGAAATGAATGAACCTGAATATGTAAATCAAGTAAACGAGAAGACATTAGAGGCTACTGAAAAGTTCCTTGATCGCCGAGCTTCGATCTTTATAGAAGAAGCCATTGCTCATTACAATGGACGATACGGTGTAAAAAAGACTAGACAGTATCTCCAATATATGCTAGACTATCTTGAAGAGTTTGAAACAGAGGAAAGAAAAGATGTATAATGTGACTTTACAGAACCATGTTGCTTTGAACCACGAACAGGCCGGTAGTCTTGTTGCTCAGGTTCTAAAGGAAGACTTTGAGTTTATCTCTAAGGAAGTTGCCGAACTTATCCACAAGCGCGATAAGTTGGAACGCCATCAAATGGAAGACCTTTCCAATAATGTTGAAATGCGCGATGCTATGAAGTCGTTGCTTCGTTATTATCTCACTCATAATGATTACACCGAGTTTATGGAACTCCAGAGGGTCTATGGCAATGTTGAATAAGGCCGAACTCAAGGAACATCTTTCCAGACATGTTGCTGAAATCACTTTCAATAAGGTTGATGGTTCAGTCCGAAAGATGAATTGTACGCTAATGACCGACTATCTTCCTCAAGTCATTTCTGAGGAACAGGCCGCTCATGTGCCGCGAGTCCAGACAGACGAGGTTTTGGCCGTCTGGGATCTTGATAAGCAGGGTTGGCGGTCATTCCGTCTCGACTCAATCATAAATGTTAACTATATAGGAGTGAATAGAGTATAATGCCACATCCACATAAGAATCGCCCGCGTAAGGGTCGCCGTAAGATTGGTAGTGCCAAGCGAAAGGCGCGTAACAAGAGGAAGTAACACATGGGTAAAAAGAGCAGGGCTGATCGCCGTCATCACCATGAGCGTATGATTGATAAGGTCAAGAAGTTTCGTTTCGTACAACCAGAGTTTTACAATGGCGACGAAACACTGAGACAGAAGCACATACGTCAAATGGCCGAGACGCGCCATCCCTGCTCTTGCCATATGTGCGGCAATCCTCGAAAACATTGGAAAGAAAAAACTATACAAGAAAAGAGATTTGATAGTGAGTGCTGATAACGGAATTTATATTCTAACAACTGCTGGCCCAGAATACCGAGTTGGATATCATTTAGCAATTGACAACATTTATGGGAACTTTTCCGACGAGTCGTACCAATGGCAAGGCGACCCGGAATTGATCTATATGTATTTCCACGCAGACAAGATGTTTTCCAATCTTGAGGAAGCACTTGACTATGCCACAGAGTTGAGTTATAATTATGACTATCTTGAAGACGGAATATGTGTTATTACCGATTTCAAGGATTGGGATTTTAACAAGTTAAAGGAAAGTTATGGCAAAGAAGCAAAAGGCAATTCGCGGTAAGTTTGCCGATGAAAAGTATCTCGGTACTGAACCCGACCTTCGCGGTGATGTTACAAATGCTCAAGTCATAAATGCTTATAACTGGTACAACTATTTTTATGATGCTGATCAGGCTAAGGCTTGGATCATTGAATATTTGAAGGAATTTTATAAAACAGAAAAGGAACTAATCAAAAATGTCAACAGAATTGATTCTAATCATTGCCGTACTACTGGTTGGAGCTGCCGTATTCTACTTCTCGGTGGGAACCTCTCGCAAGAACTCCAAGACAGAAACATTGCCCGAATCCGATCCCTTGCCGACGCCGCAGCCAGAGCCAGCACCGACTCCAGCTCCAGTAGCAGCGAAGGCGCCAGCAAAGAAGAAGGCAGCACCGAAAAAGAAGTCAAGCAAGTAATCTCTATTCAGGAGCGTGTGACTAATCGCGCTAATGATTTGATTGCCGATATCGAAGGTCACTTGGACAATTTCTACCGTGATGGTACTATGTTCAAGCCCGTCGATTGGCTGGCTCAACAAGATGTTAAACCGATGATCGCTCAAAAGATCGCGGATCACTACAAGCCTCTTTATGCTGAAATCTTTGACGCTCTCAACGGCAAGGACGATCAGCTTAAAGAGGCTTATTCTTCCTGGAAGAAACCGAAGTTGAAGGCTTACATGGAATTTGTTAGGTCTATCATCTCGGCTGCTGAAACTCGCGCAACGATTGTTAAAGCAACTCGTAAACCGCGCAAGAAGAAAGAGAAGCCAGCATCGGCTCTCGTATCTAAACTCAAGTATAAGGTAAAAGATGATACACTCAAGTTGGACTCAATCGATCCGAAGCAAATCATCGGATGCAATCAACTCTGGATCTTCAATACTAAGTATCGAACCCTTGCCGTCTATAATGCTATGGGTCCTGCTGGTCTGTCTGTCAAAGGTAGCACTATTGTAGGCTTTGATGAAAAGACTTCCATTGTCAAGAAACTGCGGAAGCCTACTGAACAACTGAACAAGTTGATGCAGGGTGGTAAGATTGTTCTGCGAAAGTTTATGGACGATATCAAATGCAAGTCCAAGGAAGCAACTGGTCGTATAAATAATGAGGTAGTGCTTCTAAGGATTATCAAATGACGAATGTATTCAAGTTCCCAGAACATAAGATCGTAAGAGAAATACCTATTAATAATGATGAAGTGGAAAGAGCGAAAGAAAAAGGCAAGCAAAACTATGCCGAAGAAATCATAGTTGATCTGGCCGAAAATCTATTGGGTGCTCTTGATAGTTATGGACTAGACCAAGACTCCAAACATTTCGACAAAGACTTTTCTTTTGCGATGGAAGCTTTCCGTGCTCTGATCTACAGAACCCTATCAATAAATCATCACCTACACAACTTCATAGATACCAGCGTTTCGATCCTTAAGAAAGACGAAAACGGAAACATGATAATCGAAAGCCCAGAAGAAATGGAAGAGATTATTATTGCCGAGATTGATTCATATATCCCGGACGATAAACCGTTTGACTTTAAAGAATGATTGCTATATAATACATAGCATAACTGAGGAATATTATGGCAATCTTGATTGACCTAAACCAGGTGTTAATCTCTAATCTAATGCAGCAGATTAATTCCAATCCAAAGGTAAAGTTGGATGAAAACCTAATCCGTCATATGGTTCTAAACAGTCTTCGCTCTTATGTGAAGCAGTTTAAGCAGAAGTATGGCGAGGTCATTGTCGCATGTGATAGCAAGCGGTCTTGGCGTAGAGACTACTTCCCGTTCTATAAGTCTAATCGCAGAAAGGCCAGAGACGAATCTGGCTTTGATTGGAATCTCATTTTCGATACTCTCGGTAAGATCCGTGAGGAGTTGAAAGAAAACTTCCCGTACAAGGTTATTGAAGTTGAAGGCGCTGAGGCTGATGATATCATCGGTGTTCTGGCCGCGCGTAAGGCACCGCATGAAGAGGTTCTAATCCTCTCTTCGGACAAGGACTTTGTCCAGCTCCAGAAGTATGCGAATGTAATCCAGTATAGCCCGATTATGAAGCGATTTGTGAAGACTGATAATCCTCACAAGTTTGTCAAGGAGCATATTCTCAAGGGAGATCGTGGCGACGGTATTCCTAATTTTCTGTCTGCTGATAATGTTTTCGCTCTCGGCGAACGACAAAAGACAATAAATAGTAAGAAGCTTAATGAATGGTTGAGCAAGAGTCCAGAAGAGTTTTGCGTCAATGATGTGATGCTTCGTGGATATAAGAGAAATCAAATGCTGGTCGATTTGGAATTTACTCCAAAGAACATTCAGGAAAACATTATTCACGAATATGATAATGTGATCGTTCCTAATCGCCAGAAGCTTCTAAACTATTTTATCGAAAAGAAGCTAAAGAATTTATTTGAAGTGATACAGGAGTTTTGATGAAGAATTTATATGAGGTCTTTGAAGAGTTTGAGAAAGCTCCAAAGAGAGAAGAGAAGATTGACATTCTACGGAACAATAAGTCTTATGCCTTAGAATGTGTGTTGCGTGGTGCGTTTCATCCAAATGTCCGCTATGTTATAGATGAGATTCCTACCTATAGGAAGTCCGATTCTCCCGCAGGTCTAGGATATACAAGCATTCATCAAGAATTGGGTCGAGTGTATTTGTTTGAAGCCAATAATCCTAGAACTTCACCCGATCTAACACTTGATAGAAAGAAAGTGATTCTAGCACAAATGCTGGAAACTCTGGAAGAAAAAGAAGCTGCTGTATTTGCAGGAATGATTATGAAGAGATTGCCTGTGAAGGGTCTTACATACAAGTTGACACAAGAAGCTTTCCCAGGACTACTACCCGATGTGCCTTGATGATAATTCGTTATGCTATTTTTTAGAGAGGAAAAATGGCAAGAAAGCGCAGAACGAAACTACAAAAGGTTATGGAAGAAAAGTGTGAACTCACTTACGAAACAACTATTGAGGACTGCCAGTCATGGTTCAATGTCCTTAACAGGGAACTATTTGATAACTCCCTCCCTCCACTGGATGAGATTGATATTAGGTGGCGCCGTAAGGCTCATGCCTGGTATGATTATGACCAGGCTAAACCGGGCTATGGGACTTCAAGACTACTCATGAACAAGCGTTATAAATCCAAACAATTTTTTGTTGAAGTGTTAGCACATGAAATGGTGCACCACTATCAATACATATACAACGAAGATATTGGTCACGGATCTTCGTTCTTCAAATGGCGTGGCAAATTTAACAAAAAAGGATTGAACCTCGTAAGGGCTTATTAACATGAAATACAAAAAGAATCACTATGGTACTCATGAAGATTATGATGATGAAGAATATGCGGATCTAAGAAAGGGGCAAAAGAGGCGCCCGATCCGAAATTGGACAAAAGCTTTCGTTGAACACTTGGACGAAGCCGACGAGATAGACGATTTTTACGGTAACAAAAACAGTCACAGATAACGCAGCGTAAGCTGGTATGCGGCCAAAGCATACCAGTTATGCGTTTATAATCATTGAAGTTTTCGGGTCGAATCCCCATCTATAGTCTATCAGAAACGGAGACTATCGCATGGCTATCGCTTGGACCGAACAACACAAGGGTTTTTACGACTCCCAGTCGAATTGGGAAGGTGCTGTACTTAAGGTTGTACACGACCAGAGCTACCGGATCATGTCGGACGTATGGGGTTCGGCTGACTGGGCAATCGTTTGGGATGAGGCTACCAGCTCTCCTAAGCATGTCCTTGTCAATGTATACGATATGAACGGCCCCGACTGGAAGCCCGTCCAGATCACGGTGGACGCGACCGACGAAATCCGCGAGAAATACAAGCAATGGAAGATCAACCTGGAGTTTAAGGATCTGCTGGAAAAGGCTGAAACGGCTGCCCAGCAAATCGAGAAGGGTTGTATCGCGGAAGTTGTACGCGGCAAAAGCGGCAAAGGCACTGTCGGGAAGGTTGTAGTCCAGATGGTTGCAACCTACGGTATGGGATATCGCTCTTCCAGCGAATACAAGCTGGCCATCGCCACCTCTGACGTTAAGGTAAAGAAGGCCTTACGCAATGGTAAGGTTGCTGAGGTCTACCAGGATGTTGTCTGGGTTTGGGCTCGTAACTGCCAGCGGGTTGATGTCCCGCAGATTGATAGGCAAGCTCTCCTCCAGACGGCTCAGGAGCGGGCGGTACGATCCATCGCGGCCTGAGCCAGCCGCTCCAGCCGCTTCCTACCGCGGCTGGAATCAGACCCAATGATATCAACCACTTAGCCGAAAACCCCATCCCAATGAAATCAATGACTTAGCCATGCGGTGGATGCATACCTACCATGCAAAAAAACATGAATTCCGCTCTTGAAAAACCGACTTGCCATCCCCATCTATAGTATATGACAATGAGAGAGAAATCCATGAAGACCTACCGCAGTCAAAAGACTGGCAACGATTA